GGGACGCTTTGAGCCTGCGCCGTACCCGCTGCGATAGCCTTTCCGGTGTTGATGGCGATCTCGGCCAATGCAAGTGTCTTGCTCAAAACGGCGAAAGCCTTATTTTCTTCGCCTAACTCTTCGAGTAGGCCAACTGCTGCGTCTTGGAGGTTTGACATGGCGTTTTGGTAGGTTTCCTTAATTGCAAGCCTATTTGCCTCTGCATGTTCCGTGATGGCGGTTTTTGCATTCTCCCAGTCTTGATCTGCGGCGAGGGTGCGTGCTTTATATTCGGCATCGCTTTCACCTTCCATTTGTTGCAATGAATCTCGATATGCTTTTTTAGCTTCGGCTTGCATTTGCAGTAGGGCCATTTCATCAGCACCTCGCAATCTTGCTTCCGCGATTTTATTGTCCCATTCGAGCTTTACGGCGTCCACCTGCTTTTGAATATTCGTGTTTGTCCACTCGTCCGCAATCGTGTCGCGTTCGGCGTTGTATTTTTCGACAATCAACGCTTTCTGCTGCTCCGACAACTCGACGCCGGCAAGTTCGGCTTCCTGCTGTGCGTTCAACGCCTCCATTTTAAGGGCGAATTCTTCATCCGTCCCTTTTTTGACGGCGG